ATGACATTCGGGGAACTGGCAAAACGCGCGGGCATTACCCTCAAAACGTTTTCCCAGGTCTGGACCAGGACAAACAGACGGGCCGAGAAGGCAATCGCCAGCTTCCTTGAAGTGAAACCCGATGACCTCTGGCCTGACCGGTATCCCATCCGATCCGCTCAAATCCTTTCTAGCAAACATGCCGACCGCAGCGCTAGCCAGAAAGCAGGGTCGCACGCGGACAGGAAGGCTGCCTGATGGCTGGTTTCCGTCAGCAGGCAGCGGGTGGCCTGACATGAGTTTGTCTCTTGGGCTCGCCCTCATGGCCTTTGCCGTCTCCTGCGCAATTGCGTGGCTCCTGCACCGCTTCTCCAATCCCAACCATCCGGTCCGAACCAGACACAAGTACCTCTGGCCTTTCCGTCATCCACTTCCCTAGCTCCCGGATGATGGAAACGCGTCACCTGCGTCAGTGGTGAGACGCGGCGCTGCCGCATTTGCCACGCCCATGATGGGCGTTCCTCCCCACCAACTTGCCGGGCGGCAAAGGATCGCTCCGACCGCCGCCCGGTCCTTTTGTTCAAATATTTGAGGTTCCATGAGCGCGTATCAGTCCATCAAGATTTCGCTGATCGACATACCCGAAGGCCGCCTTCGTGACGTTGACCAGGAATGGGCAGAATGCCTCGCCGGTATGTTTTTGGAGACCGGCCAGAAAACGCCGATCGATGTTGTCACCGATGGCAAACGTTTTTCCCTGGTTGCAGGTGCACACCGGTTGACCGCTGCCAAGATTGCGAAGTGGAAAGAGGTCGAGGCTCATATTCTTGAGCCCAAACCCGAGCAAGCCGCAGATGAACTGCGACTTCACGAGATCCTAGAAAACCTTGGCCGCAAGGATTTCAATGCTCTGGAACGGTGCGAAGCTCTCAGTGAGCTGAAACGGGTTTATGAAAACCTGCACCCTAACAGCAAACATGGCGGCGATCGCAAAAGCCAAGCAGCTAAAAACAAACAAGAAAATCAAGTGGCAATTTTTGCCTTTTGCCAAAACGCCGCTGAATCAACCGGTCTTTCTGATCGGTCCGTCAGACTGGCGGTCCAGATCTTCGAAAGCCTTTCTCCTCAAACCCGTGAACGCCTTCGCGGCACTGAAATCGCCAACAAGCAATCCGACCTGAAAGCCCTAGCGGGACTGACAGCCGAGAACCAGACAAAGGTCCTCGACATGCTGTTCGGCGAGCCGAGCACGGCTGCGACAGTCGGCGAAGCTATTCAGTTGGTCGAAGGCCAAAAGCCAAAGTCAGAAGCCGAGAAGCTGTTCAAGCGTGTCTCTGACATCATGACCGGCTTACCAAAAGCCAGCCGCACCAGCGTTTTTCGTCAGCACAAAAAGGAAATCATCGCGCTGGTGAAAAAAGAGGGGTGGCTAAATGGCTAAAACACCCCGCGACCCATTTACACCCGACATGTTTGTCGACTGGAAGCCACCGCGCATTTCGGTTGGTTTTGAGCCAGGAACGATCTCCGGCAACCGGCTGTCATCGCGTATCAGCCGCGCCATCGCCAAGGCCCTGAAGGACTGCGGCAAAGACCGCACGACGATCGCCGGACTGATGGGGGAACGGCTTGGCCACAAGATCACCGTTGCCACGCTGGAAGCCTATTCCAGCGAAGCCAAGACCGGAAACAACATCACCGTTGAACGGTTCATTGCCCTCGTCGAGGCGACCGGAAAGATCGAACTGCTCGGGTTCCTTGCCGAAGACTTCGACATGGCGGTGGTCCCACGCAAGTTCGAGAACGTGATCGAGCTGGCTCTGATCGAAGACCATGAACGCATGATCGGGTCCCGCAAACAAACCCTTCGAATGAAAATCCGGGGCAGCAAATGAAACTCTGGCTCACCGCACAGGAAATCGCCGATCTCGCCCTGGACGGATTTCCGTCCACCAAGCGAGGCGTTCAGAAGCTGGCAGACCGCGACGAATGGGCAGGCAGCGGCCTTGCCCGCAAGCGTGAAGGCCGCGAGGGCGGCGGTGGGCTGGAATACCATATCGATCTCCTGCCCCTGCCCCAGCGCCTTCAGTACGCCGGGACATTCGTCCGGGTTGAACGCGAAGACTATCAGACGGAAACAACCAACGAGCTCACCCGCCGCGAATGCAGCGTTCGCGATGCAAAGCTGATTGTCCTGAAAGTCGCCGAACGGTTCCGCAAGACTTGCGGCATGGGTGGAACCGCGTCCGACCATCTGTTCACGCAGCTGTTTGAAGACGGCAAGGTGCCATTGCCCGAGTGGGTTCTGGAAAACGTCAAGACGGTCTCCAGACGCTCACTTGCCCGTTGGCGCAAGGACATGCGGGAAGACATCAATCGTCTTGCGCATGACCCGTCCAAAGCCCGCAAGGGAACCGGTGTCCTTGATCGCGCGGAAAGTGGCGAAGTGCGGGCCTATTGCCTTGCCACCTATGTCACAAATCAGTTTTTCAGTGCCAAACACATCCGCAACGCTGCCGTTCAGCGCTTCGGCGAATCTGTCTTGATCGAAACCGCACAGGGTCAAAGGCGCGTACCAATGCCGCCTTTAAGGACGTTTCAAAACGCTCTTAAAGGATGGAAGAATGAGGACAAGAATGCCCTCCTGAAACTCACTGACCCGGATGCCTACAAATCCAAGGTCCGTTTTTCCGCCTCCGGTGCGAACCGGGTCGACCGGTTGAACGAGCGGTGGGAAATCGATGCTTCCCCGTCCGATGTCATGACCACGGATGGCCGCATGAACATATATGCGGCGATCGATCTCTATTCCCGCCGCGTAATCATCCTTGTCACCGCGACACCTCGCGCTGCAGCTGTCGGTCTGTTGATCAGAAAATGTCTGATCGCTTGGGGCGTTCCGGAAGTCATCAAAACCGACAACGGCTCGGATTTTACCGCGCGCGCCACCGTACGCCTGCTTGATGCATTGGCCATCGAACAGCAGCTTTCCGCGCCCTACTCGCCTGAGCAAAAAGGCACGGTTGAACGTGTCATCGGCACGTTCCAGCGCGACTTTGCTGCTACCCTCCCCGGCTTTATCGGTCATTCGGTTGCCGACCGGAAAGTGATCGAAGCGCGCAAGTCCTTTGCCGCGCGGCTCGGCACAGACGATGCCAAACTGTTCAACGTCGAAATGTCCGCCGCCGAGCTGCAGCAGCAAGCCGACCAGTGGGCCGATGAAAGCTATGGCAACACTGCCCATTCGGGCCTGAAAGGCAAAACTCCGAATGACGTTGCCCGTGCCTGGATGGAACCGGTTAAGGCAATCTCGGATCCCGCCGCCCTTGATGTTTTGCTTGCGCCCGTCGCGGGTCAGGACGGGCTTCGGCGAGTCACGAACCAAGGCATCCGCGTTGCTGGGGAATTTTACTACACCGGCGATGTCATGCCCGGAACCGACATCCTCGCGCGCCATGACCCGGAAGATCTTGGGCGGTTGTGGCTCTTCGATCCTGACGGCGAAACCTTCCTTGGCGAGGCCGTCAACCCGGACCTTGCGGGCCTAGATCCGGCAGCGACCATTCAGAAGGTCCGCGCCATGCAAAAGAAGGTCGAGGAAGACCAGCTTGCCACAATCCGCAAACAGAAGCGGGCGATCACCCCACGAACCGTCGCGGATGCACAGCGCGCCACCTACCAGCGCAACGCAGATGTTCTGAGCTTCCCCAAACCAACTGAAAAACACGAAACGGCTAAGACCAGGGCAGCGGCGACCGTAAAGGCAAAACGTGCGCCCAAGCCACTCAGCGATGCCGAACACCAAACAATGCAGCGGCTTGCACGCTCAGCGCCAAAACCGACAGCCGTGCAATCCATCAAACAACGGGAAACCCCGGAAGACCGCTTTGAACGCGCCAAGCGATTTGAAGCCCGGATCAGAGCCGGGGAACCCCTCACACAGGACGATGCTTTCTGGCTGACCAACTATCAGGCCGGAGCTGAATACCGGGCGCGAAACCTTCTCTGGAACGAAAGGGAAGCGCGTCAGGCGAGCGTACCGCCGGCGTCTTAGGGCAAAAAAACAGGCCCCGAAAGCTGCAACTTCCGAGGCCCGAAACATCAACATGTCGGGAATGAAAATGACGAACAGCAATCAACATGTCAATGGTGGACTGGCGGCGGTGAAAAATGTCGCTCGCTTCCTGACGCTGGTCCAAACCCTGATCGACAGACCTGAGGGCCTGCCGGGTATCGGTTGTTTCTATGGCTTTTCCGGGCTCGGGAAAACCATGGCCTCCGTCTACGCGCAGAACATGACGAATGCCATGCGCATTGAGGTCGGCGAAAGCTGGACCCGCAAAACCCTTCTGCAAAAGATCCTTGTCGAAGCCCGTATCGAACCACGCAGGGCAACGATTGCCGATCTCACCGAAATGGCGATCAACGCCCTCTCCGATAATTGGCCGCGCCCGCTCTTTATCGACGAAGCCGACAAGCTCGCTGACAAGGGCATGCTGGAGCTTGTGCGGGAAATCTATGAGCACAGCCAGACGCCCCTTCTCCTGATCGGCGAAGAGCGGTTGCCTGAAAAGCTCGAGACTGTCGAGCGCGTTCACAACCGCATTCTTGAATGGGTGCCGGCAGACTATTGCGACCATGACGATGCGCGCATGCTCGCGGATCTGATCTGCCCCAACCTTGACCTGTCAAACGAGCTGATCGACCACTTGCTCGAGACAGGCAAAGGCCGAGCGCGGTCGCTGTGCATCAACTTCAACCGCATCAAGGAACGTGCCCGCAATCATCGGGAAAACGCCTTCACGATGACGTCCTTCGATGAAGACTTCTTCTTCACCGGCAAGCGGCGTGGTCGTCAGGCTCGGAGGGCTGCGTGATGTCCATCCAGCTTGAACTCAAAATCGCCAGCGGCACACCGATCTATCGCGGTCACGATCACTACTGGAGTGTGATCCGCGACCTTGGCAAGAACGCTGATTTCTCACTCGCTGAAATCGCCGCCCGTTCCAACGACCGGACGAACAAGAGTATCAGCGAGTTCGTAAATCGCTTGGTGAGAGCCGGTTTCCTTGAGGTTGTCCGAACTGAAAGAGGACCGACCGCGCGTGGTGGTCTTGTCGGTCGCCACGTCTACCGCCTTGCTAGGAACCAAGTGCGCACACCGATCCTCGATCGAAAGGGCAAAACCGGAACGCAGGGGCTTGGCAATTCCTTCATGTGGAATGCCATGCGCAGCCTGACCTTCTTTGACAAGCACGAATTGTCGCTCACCGCATCGACGCCAGATGTTCAGATTTCCGTCAGTACCGCCTTCACCTATGCCATGCATCTGGAACGCGCTGGATATCTGAACATCGTTCGGAAAGGCAAATCCACCACGCCTACAAAATGGCGGTTGAAACCGTCCATGAACACCGGCCCGGACGCCCCTAAGATCCTGCGTTCCAAGATGGTCTATGACGTCAATCGCGGTCAGATCATGGGCTCGCCTGTTGCTGAGGAGTGCGCCGCATGACCAGCAATCTCACAATGATGGAGAAGGCAAACTTGGCCTGGAACGGCGCGCCGCCCGATTGGGTCAGCGAGTTGGCGCAAATGGCCAATTCCAAGGGACTGAACAGCGTTGCGCAACGTCTTGGTTATTCCGCTGCTGTCCTCAGCCAAACCATCGGCAACAAGTATCCCGGTGACCTGTCGAAGGTCGAAGACAAGGTGCGTGGCGCTCTGATGGGCGAGAAGGTTGCCTGCCCAGTTCTTGGGGCGATCGGCCGGGACAAATGCCTCGACGTTCAGGCATTGCCACGAGCTGTCACCAACTCGATCCGGACACGCCTTTATCGCGCCTGCAGAAGCGGCTGCCCGCACTCCCGTTTGAAGGGAGGCAACGATGCTTAGCAGCGACCTCCAGATGCTGGCGCGGCAGTTCGACAGATTGAAGAACGACCAGGGCGAAATTCACATGACTGCCCACATCACCGGGCTTGTCGAACTGATTTTGATCGATGCCATCGACGTCGCCCGGCACATGGAGGCGATCCGCGTGCAACGCAACGTCAGACTTCTCGACTTATCCGACCCCAAGATTGCCATGCTGCCGGTGCGCCGGCGCGTTGCGATCACAACTCCTGACGACGGGAGTGCAGCATGAGCAACCAGATTACACGTTACGCCGACCTTGCAACGATCGTCGGCTTTGTGACCCTCAGGGAAAGCCCTGCCTTTGTTGCGAAAGAACTCGGGGTCAGTGAAGCCGCCGTGAACTCTGCGTTGGGATCGGTTCAACAAGCGCTGTTGGCGCCCTCTGAAACGACGAAAGAACAGCCCGCTCCCAAAGCGAGCCCAGCTCCGGTGAGCGCCCAAACGCCACCGCAAAAGCTCAAGTACCAGCCGCGTAAGTTCCGTGCAGTGCCCGGATTGGCAACCATGGTGGGTCGAGGTCCGAAAGACCTGACCGCCGCCCTCATGGGCGATCCCTCAGCTGCTGAAGCTGAGCGGGCGCTCTGCAAACCAGCCCCTTTTAAAGACTATTCAAAATGGGATTAAAGACATGGAAAACGCAGTTATCGAGACCAACGAAACCGACGCGCCCGATGCCGGTGTGGAGGTGATCAACGGCAAACCCTTCATGTACAACGCTGAAGGCAATCTTGTTCCGCTGGAGAACGTCAAACCGCAGCACAAACTGGAAGACGAGACGGTTCGCAAGGTCATCGACTTTGCCGAAAACCTGTCGGCCGAGATCTCCCGGTTTCGTGGCCACACCTTTGCCGATCTGCTCAGCCTGACGGCTTTGCTGGCACAAGAGTATGGATCCTCCAAAGGTGGCCGGAAAGGCAACACGACTTTCCAGAGCTTCGACGGCTGCCGGAAGGTGCAAGTGCAGGTCTCCGATCTGATCGACTTCGGGCCAGAAATCCAGATTGCGAAGTCCCTGATTGACGAATGCCTGAACGAGTGGGCTGCAGACAGCCGCCCCGAGATCCGGTCGATCGTCACCAACGCCTTCAACACCGACAAGGAAGGCCAAATCAACAAGACCGAAATCTTCATGCTGATGCGACTCGAAATCGAGGACGAACGCTGGCAGCGCGCCATGGCCGCCCTGAAAGATTCCATCCGCGTTACCGGCTCAAAGAGCTACCTGCGTTTCTACAAGCGGGACGCTCCGGACGGGGACTGGACCGCCATCACCATCGACATTGCAAAGGCGGCCTGAGATGGCAGATCTGAAAGAGCTGATCGCCTTTGTTGAGGCAAAGGTGACCGAGATGGACGTGGCGGTTGGGCCGCTTCCCGATTGGAAGGATCACGTTGCTTACGACGCATGGCAGCAGCGTCAGGGCGATGCCATGGACAAGCTGAAAGAGGACCTTCTGGAAGCTGGTGCGAAATTCAATGCCCGCCCTGCAGTCGATTTTGCGATCAGGCTTGGCGGGATCCGGTCCACATCGACGAGCGGCATCACCGGTGCGGTCGGTAACTGGCTGACGGCTGCTCGCAAGCGTCTGCCACAGGAGACCTGACATGTCCGGCCTCGCCAACCCCCATTTGCGTGTGTTGAGTGAGACCCAAGCCTTGCGCGATCGGCGTGATCTTCTTTTGCGCAAGGCACAGCTTCATTGGTTCCGCCCACATCAGATGCGGCAGCTGCAGGAGGAACTGCAGCAAGTGACCACAGATCTTTTGAAACGTGAACTTGAGGCCCGTGCGAGGCCCGACACCAACCGGAGCCGTTGGGTGATGCCGGCGCGGTTGGCGGGCATCTGCAAAGCCGCAAACCCTACAAGGATTGACGCATGAGCTACCGAGAACGAATTGCCTTTGCGATGTTCAGATCAGGACTGCCAAAGCATGAGGCCAACACACAGCTTGAAGAGCTCCGGAAGATCGAGGAACCGGTCAGCGAGAACATGGGCGACGAAATTGATCTGTCGGTTGATTGGGCGCTGAACAAATGGAGCTACCTCAAGCTTGCGGATGCTGCGCTGCTTGAACTTGGCGTCTTGATTGAGGAGGCACGCCGCTCATGACCGCCATCGCCAAGATCCACGTCCTGAAAAATCAGGCGAAGCTCGATGACGACACCTATCGTGACATCCTAGAGCGTGAGACCGGCAAGCGGTCTTCGAAGGGCATGTCGCACGTCGAGCAGCTGAAGGTAATCAGCGCCCTGAAGACCATCGCCCCGAAACAGGATGGCCAGCGCGCAACAGGCAAGTTTGCAAGAAAGCTCCAGGCGCTCTGGATCGCCGGGTATAATCTCGGCGTTGTCAGCAACAAGTCCGATCAGGCCATGATGGCCTTTTTGAAGCGACAGACCGGGATTGAGCATCACCGGTTTCTGCAGGACGGCAATGACGCCAACAAGGCGATTGACGCCCTCAAGCTCTGGATCCGGCGCAAGACCCACAGCGAATTCCTATTCACGCGAAAGAAGAACAGATCGCCAATTCAGAACGATTTCCGGTTTCAAGTGTGCATTCATATCTGGTCTCAACTCGTTGCCCTGGACAAGGCACCGGCAGGAACACTGACGACCTACCTCTATTCGATCGGTGGGCAGGAAGATCTTCGGCAGTTTTCTTCGAATGATTGGATCAGGGCTATGAACCGTCTCGGCAAACTGTATCGGTCGGTGACGAAATGACCAGTGCAATCCCTGCCCACATCGAAACGTATGTCGAGATCCTTGGCGAAGAATTAGCGATCGAGTTCTTCCTAAGATTTGGTGGGTCAGAGCAGTATTTTTCGAAATCTCCGAAGCACTCAATGATGTTGGAATTGACGGGGCTTGAGAAATTAACGATGCTCACTGAACGTCTTGGTTGTGGCCATGTGCGTGTACCTATTCCAAAACCTTGGATCGCAGGGTGTCTATATTTTCGCGGTGCGTCACAAGCAGAAATTGCGCGTCGTTTACATGTCGACCAGCGCACCGTCGGAAGATGGTTCGCCAAAGGCACCAATCGTGATCAGTTTTGTCTATTGTTGTAGAAAGCGATGGGTGACAGTTTGTATCCAAAAATTGTGCGGATTTTCAAAGACCCCGAACACCTTTCAGAAAAGGTTGAGAGATTTGAACTCACTCAACCAGTTTCCGGAGGTTGGGGAGGGGGAAAAATTGAGATCCATATGAATGAATCAGACTTGGCTGCCGGCATTGATCGCGCAACTAGCTCGTTAATTCCGACTAACGCTGATTTCAAAAGGCTCTGGGCTCTTGAAGGCGTACTAACTGATTTGGGATTCACACATCACAGGGTTTCATTGGTTGGGCACGAAGAAGACGCTGCTTGGGCAGACACATTTCTTATCGAACCACCGGCCAGCATCCAAATCAGAAACAAAGCAAATACGTCATCTGAATTTTTTAACCTCCTTCAAGAGTTGGACGAGACGCTTTGCCAATTATCAAACTACATTCGCGGCATAAATGACCCGACCGTGTTAGACGCACGTATGAAACTGGTTAAAGCATCGGCGGAAGCAATGCGCTGCTACATCGATATAGACAACGCAGATGGGCCAGAAGAAATCCCTGGTGAAGTTGTCGTTTCGTTTCGAGATCGACTGAAGAAGATCGATTGGTCATCTGTTTCAGATCAGGCAAACAAGTGGGTTCAGACGATTGTCAGGATACTAGGCACATTCGGCTAGAGCGAGTTATTTGACAGCCAGCTCTTTGCAATTCAACATCGATTGTTGCTTCCTCATTCTTTGTCTGTTGCCTCGCCCCCACACCCGTCAGGGTGCGTAGAAATCCCATAATTCGCCATCCTGCACCGGACCCTTTGGAACCACTGTCCAAAATCCGGAGACAGAGATGTGACCGCCCAATCTTCCCAACCTCCCTATGACCTGCGTCTGCTGCCCTGGACGGGTGGCAATGAAGGTTTCGTTGCCCGCTGGTACAAGGACCCGACCGGCACCCCGACCATTGGCTACGGCTTCACGTGGGGCTCTCCGGTCTTCCGCAGCTGGTGGATGACAAAGCACGGCAGCAAGATGCGGCCGGGCGACACCATCTCCAAGACTGATGCGCTCAAGGTCTTGCGCATTCTGATCGACGAAGACTATGCGCCCCCTGTCCTGAAAAAACTGAAGGCGTCATCCGCCGATGTCACCCGGCACGCGATCGCTGCCAGCATCGACATGGCCTATAATTGCGGGCCCGGCGCCCTGTCTTGGAAGTGGTTCAAAAGTCTCTTGGCTGGCAAGATCCACGATGCTGCAACACGCTATCGGGTCACTGCCACTACGTCCAAAGGCCGCCGCCTGCCCGGCCTGGTTCACCGCCGCAAGGAAGGCGCGAATATCCTTGAACACAACATCTGGCCCACTTGGGTGAAGACACCCAAGACGGGCAATATTGCCCATGTCGCAGAAGTTTTGCCCAACTGGCAACTTCACACGGATGACTTCTGGAAAGGTATCAGCTGGCTTGAGCAGCTGAAGTTCTTGAAGCCGTCCGCACGGGAAGATGTCGCGCAACTGCGTGCCGGGATCCTTGCGTTTCAGAAACAGCATCCGCAACTCGCCAATGACGGGATCCTTGGCCGTGCCACGCTCGACCAAATCCAACGCGTCGTCGACTTGAAGACGAAGGCCAGCCATTCGACAGCTGCCGGTGCGGCCGGATCAGGAGCCGGGATGGTTGAGACAGGCACTGTGTCGACCGGGTACGGCGACATTGTAATTGTCGGCAGTCTCCTAATCTCAGCAATCGTTCTTGGCTATTTCGCCTGGACATATCGCGATGAAGTCAAACTCGCCCTCAAAACCATCGGGAGAAAGCTATGACCCCGTTTGCTGCCATTGCACTTCAGGTCGGTGCGACCGCCATTTCTGGCCTTCTGCGCCGCCGAGGCGGCGAAGCCGGAAAGATCGTCGCGGACGTTGCGGACAATACCGTTGTGCGTGTCGCCCAATCTTTGGGTGTTGCGCCGACCGAACAAGCAATCTCCGACCTTTGGGACAAGGATCCGAGTGCGGTCACTGAAGCCATCCATCAAGTCGATGCCGAGCTTGGCGAAATGGCCAAGGCTGCCAGCGAAGCAACGCAGTCCTATCATGATCTGATCAAGGAGGACCGGGAAAGCGCTTCCCTCCTGACCCGGATCTGGCGTCCGCTCAACGGAGTTCTGTTCGCATGGTCCTGTCTCGCCCTGATCATGTCCTTCTGCTACCTCATGATGACGGGCGACGTGCAGACCATTGCCAACGCTTCTGTTGCATATGGCTTTCTTGGCACTGTTCTGGGGACGTGGGCCGGCGTTGTCGGTGTCTATGTCTGGCGGCGGACAGACGAAAAGAAAGCCGGTTCGACCTGATGATGGGTGATCTGCGAAACTGGTTTGGTGTCGCTGCACTCGCCGTCTCGCTGGCGACAACGATCTATGCATTCCTGACGTCCAAGGCCAAGGCTAACTCCGAACACCTGAAAAGCGTCGACAAGACCCTAACGGATCTGGACCGGCGTGTGCAGTCGATCGAAGCCGAACAAAAGCACATGCCGTCCAAGGACGATGTCAATCAGCTGAAACTGGACATCGCCGAAATGAAGGGCGCGATGCAAGCCCTCGATGGTGAAGTCAAGGGCGTCTCCCGGACGATACGCCGAGTCGAAGACCATCTCATTAAGGAGGGCAAATAGGTGAGTTACTCCGACATTGTGGATGAAGACTGCCGCCTCATCATCTTGAAAGAACTGGCAAGGCAAAACGATCTTCGATTGAACGAAACCATCCTCATGCGGGTCCTGGAGCGGTTCGGTCATCTAAAGACGCGCAACTATGTCCGTACGCAGATCCGCAAGCTTGAAGACCTGAGTGCCGTCAAGGTGAGTGAAGTTGGCTCAGTCCTTGTCGCGCAAATCCTTCAGACAGGCGTCGACCACATTGAGCGCCGCTGTTTCCTTGAAGGCGTCGGCCGGCCATCGGCGGAGGGCTGAATGTCCAAGCGTCGTTCCGGCCGTGGCCGACTGTCAGCGATCGAGCAGCTCCCTCCTGAGTCTGAAGACATCATTGTTTGGGCCGCCAAGGAACTGGCGAAGCGAGAACGCACCCAAAGAGAAATCTATGAGGAATTCTATCTGAAGCTCGAGGAGCTGCAGCGAGACTTTCGCGGTGAGCTTGAATTCAAGATCCCGTCCATGTCTGCCTTCAACCGCTATTCGATCAAGCAGGCCCATCTCACCCGACGCCTTGAGGACACCAGGGCGATCGCCAGTTCAATCGCCTCCAACTTTGACGCAGAAGCATCCGACGATCTCACCCTGATCGCGGCAGAGGCCATCAAGACACTCACTTTCGAGATCCTGACCGATGCCGGTGAAAGCGGTATTGCGCCCAAGGATGCCATGAGCCTTGCCAACGCGCTTCGAGCTGCCTGCCAGGCACAAGGTGTCTCGACGCAGCGCCGGCAGAAGGTCGAGAAGGAATTTGCAGCCAAGACCAGGGAAGCCGTCGACAAGGTTGCCAAGGTCAAAGGCCTCACTGCTGAAACCGCAGAATCCATCAAGTCGCAAATTCTGGGCGTTGCCACATGAACGCGCCGATCTCACGGGAAGACTGGCAGAAGCTCCGGGCTGAGACTGTCACGGCGATTGATGATCTGGCTGCCGATCTCGGCATGCCGAAAGTGCTCTTGCCCTACCAGTCCAAGGCAGTCGGGCTGCTTGAAAGCACAGGGGTAGAAGTCCTTTTCGTTGAGAAGTCGCGCCGGATCGGTATGACATGGGGGCTTTCCTCCTATGCAGTCCTGAAGGCTTCCAAGTCGAAGAAGGCGGGCGGCATGGACGCCATGTACATCTCCTATTCGCAGGAGATGACGCGCGAGTTTATCGACGCTTGCGCCATGTGGTCCCGCGCCTATGCCGAAGCTGCAATCTCACAGGACGAATTCCTGTTTGAGGATACCGACCCGAACAATCCCGATGAAACCCGGCACATCAAAGCCTTCCGTATCCAGTTTGCCTCAGGCTTCGAGATCCTTGCCCTGTCTTCAGCGCCGCGCTCCCTGCGTGGCAAGCAGGGTCTTGTCATCATCGACGAAGCCGCCTTCGTTGAGAACCTGAAAGAGTTGTTGAAGGCCGCTATGGCCTTCCTCATGTGGGGCGGTCAGGTTGTCGTCTGTTCGACACATGACGGCACCGAAAACGAATTCAACGTCCAGGTCCAGGACATCCTTTCGGAGCGAAGTCCATACGCACACATGCGGGTCGATTTCGACGATGCGCTGAAGGACGGGCTTTATGAACGGATCTGTTTCGTCCAGGGTAAGGAATGGTCGCCAGAGGGCGAAGCCGAGTGGCGGCAGAAGATCATCGACTTTTATGGTGACGGTGCCGACGAAGAGCTGTTCTGCGTTCCAAGCCAAGGATCGGGTGCCTGGTTGCCGGCACCGCTGATCGAAGCGCGGATGAAAGAAGAGGGCGAAGTCCTTCGTCTGGAGCTGCCGGCCAACTATCTGCATCTCAATCAACTTCAACAGGCCATGCTGATCGCGCCCTTTTTGGCAAATCTGTCAGCAGCCCTGGAAAGATTGCCCGACGACGTTCTGTTTTCCTTCGGCTTCGACTTCGGCCGGGTGGCTGACCTTACCACTGGCAGCCTGCTCGCCATCGAAAGGAACCTGAAGCGCCGGGAAGCTCTGTCGTTCGAACTGCGTAACGTTCCGGGCAAAGAGCAAAAGCTCATTACCAAGATGGTTTTGAAGGCTGTGCGATCGCGTCTGGTCGGAGCCGCCTTCGATGCGACCGGCATGGGCTGGACGGTTGCTGAGGACATGGGCCGGATCTTCGGCCTGCGCGAGGACCCGGAAGGTGCCGGCCTTGTCATGGCCATCCACTTTTCGGAAAGCTGGTACCGGACGGAAATGCCGCCGCTTAAAGCGGCCTTTGAAGACGACATGCTTTCCCTGATCGCCGATCGGGACCATGTGACCGATCTTCGCTCAGTGAAACTGATCAGGGGCATTCCACGCGTGCCGCCAGTGCGCGAGGGAGAAAAGGGCAAGAAACGCCACGGCGACTATGCCATTTCCCTTGCCCTTGCCCACTATGCCAGCCGCATGCAGTGGCGCGAGTTCGATTACACGCCCGTCCCTGCCCCTCCTGGCCGCTACGACGAAACCTCCGACTATGGCGACGATGACGGCCCTTATCGCATGGGCTCGATGCGTCGATCGAAAGGGACCTACTGATGGCAACGCCGCCGCTTGTCGACCAATACGGCCGCCCGATTTCCTCCCGGAGCCTGAAGAAAGAACAGGCTGACGTGAATGTGCAGGCCGTTCACCGGTCCAGTTCCCTGCATCCGGCAACCGGCCTGACGCCGCCACGCCTTGCCCGGATCCTGCGTGACAGTATCGACGGTGATCCGGAACTGTATCTTGCCCTTGCCGAGGACATGGAAGAACGGAACGAACACTATGCCGGCGTGCTTGGAACGCGAAAGCGGCAAGTGTCCAGTCTGGAAATCACCGTTGAAGCGGTGAGTGATGAGGCCGAAGATGTTCGCGATGCAGATCTGGTACGCGAGATCGTTGAGCGTGATGTCTTCCGCGATGAGCTGTTCGATATCCTTGACGCGATCGGCAAAGGCTTTTCCGCAACCGAGATCCTCTGGGATACGTCCGAAGGCGATTGGCGGCCGAAGGCGTTCAAGTGGCGGGATCCGCGCTGGTTCCGGTTCCATCCCGACAATCCGGAAATGCTGCTGTTGCGCGCGCCGGGAGGTGACGAACCGCTCAATGCCTTCGGCTGGATCACCCACTTCGGCAAGGCCAAATCGGGTTTGCCCATCCGGGGCGGTTTGGCACGCGGTGCCGCCTGGGCGTTCCTGTTTAAATCCTTCACCATGAAGGATTGGGCGATCTTCTGCGAAGCCTATGGCCAGCCGTTGCGCCTGGGCAAATATGGCGCTGGCGCAACCGACGAAGACAAGAAAAAGCTCCTGCAGGCGGTCGCCAATATCGGCAGCGACTATGCGGCCATCGTGCCGGACAGCATGCTGATTGAATTTGTTCAGGCAAAACTGAGCGGCTCGCATGATCTTTACGAACAGCGGGCAAACTGGCTCGATCAGCAAACCTCGAAACTTGTTCTTGGCCAGACACAGACCACCGACGCAACGGCTGGCGGTTACGCCACTTCCAAGGTCCATGACGGTGTGCGCGAGGATATCGAGCAAGCTGACTGCCGGCAGATCAGCGCAACGCTCAACCGCGATCTGGTCAAGCCGCTGATCGGACTGAACTACGGTCCGCGCCGGAAGTACCCGATCATCAAAATCGGCCGACCTGACGAAGTCGACGTCAAGCAGCTGGTTGAGAATGTCGCCAAACTGGTTCCGCTCGGCCTGAAGGTCGGCATGTCAACCATGCGCGACAAGATAGGTCTGCCGGATCCGGACGAGGACGAGGAGCTGCTCGTTCCAACTTCAGCCACCAAACAGGAGCCGGCTGAAGACGAAGAGGACCAGGACGAAGAGCAAGACAAACCCGGCAAGGCGCGAGCCTTCCGGTCACTGCCGGCACAGCGTCAACCCGATGCCTACGATCGGGCAATTGACGGGATCCTTGACGATGAAGGCTGGGTCCCACTGGTCGGGCCTATCATTGAAGGGTTGGAAGAGGAGCTTGCGGACGCCACTTCGATCGACGAAGCGCGCGCCATGTTCCAACGGCGTCTTGAAGCTTTGGGTGTCACGGCACTCGCTGACAAACTTGCACAGGCAAGTTTCGCGGCCCGGGTCTCTGGGGAAGTCGGCGAGGACGTTGACTGATCATGCCGGCCGACTTCACACCCTTGCCGCCGCGTGCTGCGATCGCAGCCCTTCAGACACGCGGCTTCACCCTTCGCCCTACCTTTGCGTGGCAAGACGTTTATGCTGAAGATCACGCGGCCATGTTCACGGTCGCCAAATCGGCAGGGCATGACATCTTGAGCGAGATCTGGAACGCACTTTTAAAGGCGCTTGAAGACGGTGAAACCTTCGAGACATTCGCGCGCCGTATCAAACCGGAGCTGGTCCGCAAAGGTTGGTGGGGCGAAGCGATCGAAGAAGATCCGGACACTGGTGAACCGGTCAAGGTTCGGCTCGGATCGATGCGCCGGCTGCGCACGATCTTTGATGCCAACATGAATGTTTCCTATGCGGCCGGCCACTGGTCGATGTTCGAGGATCTGAGATCGAGCCGTCCCTTCCTTCGCTATGTGGCTGTCCAGGACGGCTTGACCAGACCGGAACACCAGCGCCTGCACAATGTCGTCTTGCCGGTCGATCATGAGTTCTGGAACCTCTACGCACCGCCCAACGGCTGGAATTGCCGCTGCGCGCTTCAAAGCCTGTCACAGCGCGATATCGATCGCCTTGTGGCTGAGGGCGAAGACCTGAAATTCGATCCGCCCCCTATCTCCTTTCAGGAATGGACGAACAAGCGGACAGGCGAAGTCAGACAGGTTCCAGATGGGATTGATCCGGGTTGGGATTACAATCCCGGTCGGGCCGGGCATGAGGCGACGATGGAACGGTTGCTGCAGCGTGTTCCGCCCGAGTTTTCGGATGAATAGGTTTTCATTACTTTTTGGCAGGCGGTATCACTGCCTTTATAAAGCCCTCACCGAAACTCGTTACAGCACACACTTTCAATCCAACTCTCACCTGAACAGAGAATTTTCCAACCTCAAGTGGATCTCGCAAACGTTCGTCAAATCTCGTGGGAACAAGCACGTCCTGCAAATGATTGGCTTCTCTTATCAAGCCTTGCCGCGCCAGGTTTGTGAGACTCTCTTCAATGGATTCAAAATTCAAAAATCCAATAGCTTTCTCGTCAAGATACGGAGCACTTTGGGTTTTGTAGCTAGAGGGAGGCATTGGTTTCACCGCATTTGGCCAACGATCCGCAATTTCGGCGAGAACCTCGGCATCTTTCGGTGTCAACTCAGAAAGGATGGAAACAAAACTCTTGTGTACTTCATCACCATCAGCATCGCGTGCACTTGTGAGAAGGCTAACCCAAAGTTCATGCAAATTCTCGTCTTCTTCTAGTGTCGCATTCTCGAAAATGGGTAAAAGTATCTTGGGTGGAATTGGTCGTAGGTTTTTGATGCCGCGTTCGTTGATCGACTTCACATGATCCAAATGCAGATCGATCGCTTTTTCCAAACGAATGTATTTAAGTTTGTCATGAAAGATGCCCACGCCATCCGTGATTGATGGACCGAAAATCTTATCGAGCCATTTCCCCAAATCAGATGTTTTGTCGATCAACTTGTCGACCGTCTTGCTTTCAATATCCATGCTTCCGCCTTTGATTGCCCTCTTCCAGTTAAATGGGTGTCAGAAGCGCAGGCGCAAGATTTGTGCCCGGTCATACCGCTCAAACCCCAAAACCGCGCCCACGCTGTTTAAACCCTGTTTAAAAACGATCCTTATTTGCCACCCGCTCTGCAATCTGACATGATCCGCCTGCGGGCCCGAATTTGGTTCGACGAAACCGCAATCCCACGGTTTGACGCCCCGGCAAGCGCCGGGGTGTTTCCGTTTCTGGTGAATGGGCACTCTGAGGCCCATGACGAAACTTGCCGCTACCCTCTTCATCGCTGCTGCCAATCCCGTTTCCATCGAAAATGATGGACCGTGGGTCAAGCTGCTCCCGTCCGGGATCGTGAAGCCTCGCGATGGTCGCCCCGCGATCACGGTTGGCAATGAAGCGGACATGAAAGCGATCGTCGAAAAGACACTCGCCTTTCTTGCCGGCACTGAGATGATGATCGACTACGATCACCAGTCGCTCTTTGGAGCGGTGGAAGGCGTTGGTGGCACCGCGAAGGCTGCAGGCTGGGTCAAAGAGTTTGATGTTCGCGCTGACGGTATCTACGCCCGTGTCGAATGGACAGCATCGGCAAAGGCAGCGATTGAGGCCGGCGAATATCGCTACATTTCTCCTGCGCCACTTTCCGACAAGAAGTCAGGCAAGGTGAGCCAGTTGCTCAATGCGGCGCTTGTGAACATGCCCGCATTGGACCTTGAGGCCATCGCTGCCAGCGTTCAGCTCTCTCTCACCGAAGGAACCAACATGGACGAAATTCTGAAACTTCTCGGCCTTGCCGAGGGGGCGACGGAAGCTGACGCCTTGTCAGCCATCCAAGCCCTTCTGTCCGGTACCGCTGCAATCGCGCTTGCTGCCGGCCTCGCAAAGGAGGCTGACACCGGAACGATCGCGGCGGCCGTGAAAAAGGCTGTCGAAGACGGCAACCCGGACCCGGCCAAATACGTGCCGATCGAAGCGGTCACCGCACTGCAGGCCGATATGAAGGTGCTGTCTGACAAAGTCAGTGGCGGTGAAGCGGAAACCGTTGTCACGGCTGCGATCAAAGAAGGCAAGCTTGCCCCTGCTCTCAAGGACTGGGGCATGGACCTTGCCAAGAAGGACCTTGCCGGCTTCCAGGCGTTTGCGGCTTCAGCTCCCGAGCTGACCAACGTCCAGCTTGGAACGGCCAAGAAAACCGAAACCGACGCGGATCTCGACGACGCGGATCTTCAGGTCATGTCCCAGATGGGCCTGAGCCGCGACGACATGGTTGCGTCCAAGAAGGAGCTTGGCTGATGCCACCTCTCACAACCGATCGTCGCACGCAGGAACGCAACGGCGATGTCCGTGAATATCCGGTGAAGGCGTCGACGATTATTTACGCCGGCGCAATGGCTGCACTCGATGCTACCGGCCATGTCGTTCCCTTCACCACCGCGACCGGCCTGGTCAGTCTCGGCCGCGCTGAATCACGTCTCGACAATTCCGGTGGCATCGACGGTGCCGTGACCGGCCGGTTCAAGGCCGGGATCTTCCGGTTCGACAACTCGGCCGCTGCCGACCAGATCACGTCCGCTGACATCGGTGCTGATTGCTACGCCGTCGATGACCAAACCGTCGCAAAGACGGATGGCACGGGAACCCGTTCCGTTGCCGGCAAGGTCTTCGACGTCGACTCAGTCGGTGTCTGGGTCGAATTCGCCTGAGCCGGCGACAGTAACAGGAGATCCCCTTAGATGGATATCAATGCTCAAACGCTTCAGTCGGCTTATGTCGGATTTAATGCATCGTTCCAGAGTGGCTTAAAAGAAGCCACAAGCATGTCAAGCCGCGTTGCAACCACCGTTCCCTCGTCTACCAAGGAAAACGAGTATGGCTGGCTCGGCAAATTCCCGCGCTTCCGCGAATGGATCGGCGATCGTGTTCTGAACTCGCTTGCCAAACATGGCTACACGCTCCGAAACAAGCCGTTCGAACTGACAATCGAGGTCGATCGGGATGACTTCGATGACGACAATCTCGGCATGTACTCGCCGATGTTCCGTGAACTCGGAATGTCATCTGCCACCTTCCCGGACGAACTGGTCTGGCCTCTCTTGCTGAATGGCTGGTCGAACACTTGTTATGACGGCCAATATTTCTTCGACACAGATCATCCGGTGCTCGATGAGAACGGCACGCCCTATTCCGTTGCGAACACCGACGGTGGATCCGGAACACCCTGGTTCCTGCTCGATGTCAGCCGGCCGCTGAAGCCATTCATCTTCCAGGATAGGAAATTCCCGAACCGGCTGGTCCGGATGGACAAGGAAGACGATGAGAACGTCTTCATGCGCAAGCAGTTCATTTACGGTCTCGATGGCCGGGCACAGTCCGGTTACGGCTTCTGGCAGATGGCTTGGGGCTCAAAGCAGACCCTTAACCCGGCGAACTATGAAGCTGCCCGTGTCGCGCTTGGCTCGATGAAAGGCGACTTCGGCAAACCGCTTGCGATCAATCCGACGCTTTTGGTTGTTCCGCCCTCTCTGGAGGGCGCTGCCAATGACATCGTCAGAAGCGCTCTTGTGAATGGCGGTGAAACCAACAAATGGGCCGGCACTGCCGAAGTCATGAAAGTGCCTTGGCTCGTTTAAAGCTCCAGTAGTGCGTCCCCACGAAAGAACGCCGTCGCCCTTATGGGCGGCGGGGTTTTCCAACCGGCACTGTCCCCCGTGCCTGTTGGCAAGCCCTTCAAACCAAGGACCAAGACCCATGGCAGATGAAAAGAAACCCGCCGCACCAACCGGTCAGAGCGCGACCAAAGGCAAGCCGCAAGCGCCGGCCGCCAAGAAACCCGCACCGGTTGCAGCTAAGCCTGCTGGCGATACGCAAGCCAAAGCAGAAGCTGGACCCAAAATGGCACTCCGGATCGCTGCGAAGCCGAAGGAAGGCTTCCGCCGCTGCGGTGTGCATCACCCGTTCGGACCGGCCGACCATCCCGAAGGCAGGTTCACCGCGAAGGAGATCCAGATCCTGAAGGGTGAACCCAACCTGGTCGTCGTCGACCTTTAATTCCAGGAGGAGCGCCGCGAGCGCGGACGTCATGGGCGGCATGCCAACCCGCGCGAAGCCCCGCTGCCGGACCAAGAGGCCTCAGACATGCCGGAACTAGCAGAAATCGGATGGTTCATTGGAGGTTTTGCAACATGCGCCCTGCTGGGTCTGCTCGCCTTCTTTTACCTCGTAAGCAAGATCAATTGAGAGACCCGTTTGGGGTACCGGCAGAGAACAGTGGCAAAGAATACCCAGAGGGCGGTCTGGTACGGCTCGCAAGGCCCCCAGCGGTTTCCCCGGCTTTCAGCCCTTGGGAAACCTGAAACAAGGACCCCAGGTCGCCGCCCGCACACTTCTGAGGAAATACCGTGGCCTACGTCACCCAACAAAATCTGATCGACCGGTTTGGTTCAACGGAGCTGATACAGCTGACCGACCGGACCAACATGCCGGCAACGACGATCGACGCCACTGTCGTCGCCGCCGCGATCAGCGATGCTGAGAATGTTGCAGACAGCTATATGGCCAAGCGTTACGCCCTGCCGCTTTCCCCGGTGCCGGACGTCCTGGTCCCCGTTGTCGCGAACATTGCCCGCTACAATCTCTATGGCGAACGCGCTGAAAAAGAGAGCGCGATCTATCGGAACTACAAGGACGCCATTGCCTGGTTGAAGGACGTTTCCAGCGGCACCGTCCAGTTGGAAGCCGATGGTGTTGCCGCTGATCAGCCAACCAGCGGTCAGGTCCAGGTCTCTGCCCCCGAACGGGTCTTCACCCGTGACAGCCTGAAAGGCTACTGATGACCGGGATCCGCGAGACCATCACCGTCGAGGACAAGGAAATCAACGCCGCCCTCACCCGTGTTGAACGGGCTGGCGGCGACACAGCTGCCCTGATGCGCGAAGTGGCCGGTGCGATGCTGTTTTCCGTTCAGCGCCGCTTTGAAACCGAAAGCGCTCCGGACGGATCCAAGTGGCCGGCGCATGCGCCCCGCACCGCAAAGGCACGCACGAATCGCAAGACACGCGGCAATGCTCCCATCACGCCGAAGCTACTGCGGCAGACCAACCGGCTTTACAAGTCGATTTCTTCTGAAGCCACTGCCAGCGCGGCCGCTGTCGGTACCAATCTCGACTATGCCCGTATTCACCAGCTTGGTGGCACAATCACACAATATCCGCAGTCCCGGAAAGTGAAGTTCCGCAAGGTTGGAAACCAGACGCGTTTCGCCAAGAAAGCTCACAAGCGCTCAGTTGAGAAGCCAGTCGCCTTTGGTCAACGCACGATCGTCATCCCGGCCCGGCCCTATCTCGGCTTTTCGCAAGACGATCGGCAGACCTTAATCCGGATCGCGAACGAGCACTTTGAAGTCGCCCTTGCAGGAGGCCAGCCGTGAGCCTCGTTTCTGAAATCAGGGAGAATTTAAAAACCGATCAAACGGTCTTCAAAATCGTTGCCGGCGCGATCGAGTTTTCCCAGATCGACAAGAAGCATCTGGCATCACCAGCCGCTTACGTGATGGTGCCCGAAGACGCCAGCAGCGAAAACGAGCGCATGACAGGCGGTGTGCTGCAGCGTCTTGAAACAGACATTGCCGTCCTGATCGTGGTCGAGAATCTATCGGGACCGTTCGGTGAAGCTGCTGGTGATGATCTGGAAAACCTGAAGTCCTTCGTCCGGACCCGGCTGATCGGGTTTGTTCCCCCGAGCGCCACTGAACCCATCACCCATGTTTCCGGCGAGCTGATCAAGGCCAGCGGTGGCACCGTCTGGTTTGAAGACCGTTTTTCCGTCCCGTCCTACCTGGAGCAATCCTCATGAGCGACAAGCCCTATCAACCGCGCCTTGGCGGCCGCTACGAGGTCGACAAGGAAACCGGCAAACCCTCGCGGGTCGAAGGTACCGAGCAGCCGGAAAAGCCGGCGCAGCAAAAAACCGCACCGGCGAAGGCTTCAAAGCCTGCCGCGAAATCCCGTAAGGAGACCTGACCATGGCAACGCGCAAATATCGAAAGCTTGCGCTGCTCGCAAAGATCGAGGCAACTGAAGGCACGGACAGTGTTCCGACCGGTGCCGCCGATGCTATCCAGGCGAATGATGTTTCCATCACGCCGATGGCTGGCAACGAGGAAACCCGCAACCTCATGCTGCCGTGGCTCGGCAACCAGGGCGTCATCCTGACCGGTGATTATGTGCAGATGGAGTTTTCCGTCGAAGTGGCCGGTGCCGGCGCGGCGGGTGACGTGCCGCCCTATGGGGCACTGTTCAGAGCCAGCGGCATGTCAGAAACCATCAACGCCGGCGTCGACGTCCAGTATGCGCCGGTGTCCGATGGTGAAGAGAGCATCTCGATCTATTACATCCATGACGGTGTCCGTCACGTCGCCCTTGGTGCACGTTGCAACATGTCGGTTGAATTTGCTCCAGAGCGGATCCCGCGCTTCCGCTTCACCGTCATGGGTCTTCTCGGCACGATCACCGATCAGGCGCTGCCGGTTGTCGATCTGAGCGGTTTCCAGACACCGGTCGCGGTATCATCCGCAAACACCACTTTGACGCTTCACGGTGTCAATCCGGTGGCTGAAAGTATGTCGATCGACCTTGGCCAGCAGATCGAGCCGCGCTTCCTGATCGGCGAGGAGCGGATCCTTTTGACCGATCGCAACACCAACGGCACCGCCGTGGTGGAAGCGCTGCCACTTGGAACGATCGACTGGTTTGCCATTGCGCGGGCCCGGACCCAAGCGGCCATGCAGCTCGTTCAAGGCACAACGCCCGGCAACATCGTCCAGTTCGATGCACCGGCTGTTGAGATCGGACGGCCGTCGCAAGGCCAGACACAGAACATCATCAACTATTCGCTGCCGCTCAGTTTTGTGCCGAGCGCCGGCAACGATGAGCTTTCAATCACCGTGAAATAGGAACCGCCCTCCAATGAAGTTCGCAATCACCGACGTCTATCTCTTTTGGTGGCCTGTCACGGTCCGCATGCCGGATCCAGAGAAAGCCGGCAAGATTGTCGAGCAGTCCTTCGAAGCGCAGTTTGAAGCGCTGAACGAGGATCAAGCCCACGAAATCGACGCGGCCTTCAGGAACCTTGAGAGCGAGGAAGAGCGTCGGGGCCATCAGCATGATGTCCTTCGCCGGGTGACAAAGGACTGGCGCGGGGTTCTGGGCGCTGACGACAAGGACCAGCCCTTCACAGCCGATGCATTTGATCTGTGCCTGAAACAGGGATGGTTTCGCGCGGGCATGTATGAAGCCTATCGGCAGGCGATGGCTGCTGAAGAACAGGGCGACGGGCCCACGGCAAAAAACTGAAAGAGGCCGCGCGTGCATGGGCACGGGCCTGTCGCGGCCTTTCCGACATGTCCCGTCCGGCCGGCATTGATCCGGATCTGGCATCGGACTTCAAAGAACTCGGTGTGAATGTCGCGCCAGAGGCGATCGCAAGCAAAGAAGAGGCATTTGACGTGTGGCGAGTGAACTGGAAGACAGTCATCTCTTTCGTGACACTCGAAACGCAGTGGCGGGTGGTTTCCGGCCATGCCGGCTTGACGTGGCTTGGCCTTGATTATGCAGCAGCTGCAGCCGTCTTTCAGGGACGCAGCCACCGGGTCTGGCAGCGGCTTTTATCTGAACTCCGGATCATGGAGCACGCCGCGCTTGAAACCCTGAATGCGGAGCGGCCGTCATGACGCAGCCGCTTCGCATGGAAATGATTGCCGCCCTTGATGCAAAGGGCGTGAAATCAGGTGCAAGGGATGCCCGGCAGGAAGTTGGCCGGCTAGGAGATCAAGCCCGCGACACCGCCGCTGACATCGATGCGATTGCGCTGGCAAATGGCCGCGCCGCGAAAGCACAGGCAGCAGCTGCACAAGCAAGCAACCAGGCTGCACGATTCACGCAGCAATATGGTCTTGCAGCAGCGAACGCCAACCGGCTGGCAGCCCACGAAGCCACCAACCTCTCTTTCCAGATGCAGGATATTGGGGTCAGTCTTCTAGGCGGACAATCTCCGTTTCTCGTCATGGCACAACAGGGCAGTCAGGTTTCCCAGATCATGGGCAGCCGTGGCCTTGGACAGATCCTGCCGGCGATCGGCGGCGGCATCGCGTCCCTGATCAACCCGACCACACTGCTGTTTGCGGGTCTTGCAGCCGGGGCCTATGCCGCTCAAGCAGCCTTTCGGGCAATGCAGGGTGAAGTCATCAACCTTGAAACCGTCCTGGACGATCACACGGACCTTATCCGGCGCATCAAGGATGCCTATCAGGAAGCAGAAGACGGAGCGCGTTCCTACGCGTCGGCTTCCAGTTCCGCTCTTGAACTCGACCGGGTCAATCAGGAGCGCCGCGAACGCGAGGCACTTGAACGGGAACTTGACGATTTCCTTGACGCGTTGGGGCCCGGTCAAGTCCAGCTTCAAAGTCTCGGTACCGCAACCGACGCATATAAACAGGCACGCGCGGCCCTGGACGATCTGATCAGGTCGGCCAAAGAAGGCGATGCACAGTTTTCCATCCTGCGCGAGCGGCTTGCCGAGATTGCCCTTTCACCGGATCTGAACAGGCAGCAACGCGGCTCCCTTTCCTTTGTCACCGAACTGACCAAGGCCGGTGAAACAGCCGAGAGGGCTTTAAAGGAAACCGCTTCTGGCCTCGATGCGATCGGCAAAAGCTTTGAAGAGGTCACCAGCAAGGCGAAGGAATATCGCAAGGCCCTCGATCAACTTGAGGCCGGTGATCGCAATCTTGGCCGGCGCGATTTTGCAAGGGAAGATTATCAGGAAGCGATCCGTGCGGCACAGGACAGCCGCGAGCGTATCCTTGCCGAACGTGCTTTTCGGGAGCGGCTGCAGCGCATCACAGATCAGGAAACTGGCCGGCGTCTTCCGGTACCGGGCAAAAAGCCGGTCAACATCGATCTTGGATCTGAAGCCCGCGAGCTTCTGAAAACCCAAGAAGAGCAGATCGCCAAGCTGCAGCTGGAAGCCTCACTGATCGGCCAAACCGACGCTGTCCGACAAAGGGCGCTGGCCACCCTGGAAGCGGAAGTCGACATCCGCAATGCCGGCATCGATGCGCAGTCGCGAGAAGCCGAACAAATCCGCGAGAACGCCGCCGCGATCGCTGACATGAACAGCGAACTGGAAAAGAGCCAAGAGGCTTGGGAGAGCGTGAAGTCAACCGGCGAGCGCTCGATCGACACGCTGGTCGACAAGCTGTCATCGGGCGACTTTGAAGGTGCGTTGAAGTCGATTGCGTCCGACATTACCAAGCAGCTGCTCACCCTTGGTGCCGCCAACCCGCTCAAGAATGCCCTTTACGGATCCGGCCTGCCGACAATCTCCGATGCTGGCGGCATTGGCGGTTTCTTTAAAAGCCTTCTGGGCGGCGGTCCTGTGGCAACTGCCAGCATGCAAGTGCAAGCCGCGACCGTCCTGGTAAATGGCGGCGGCCTGTCAGCTGCGACCGCCTTCAACAACATTCCGGCCAATGACAATGCGGGATTTGGCCTGAATGCGGCTGCCGGCAGTTCCGCCAGTCGTCTGGCAGGCAACACCAATAGCGGTTCGGTTGCCGGCCAGGTCTGGAACTACTTTCTTGGCAAGGGCCTCAAGCCCCACCAAGCTGCTGCGATTGTCGGACACGTCTCGGCCGAGAGCGCTTTCAACCCCTTCGCGGTCGGCGATGGCGGCAATGCGTTCGGCCTTTTTCAGCACAACGACCGGCGGCACAATCTATTCGATTTCATCGGCGGCCGGCAGAACCTTGGCGATGTAAAGGGACAGCTGGATTTTGTCTGGCAAGAGCTGAAGACCACCGAAAGCAAGGCGTTTAAAGCCCTTTTAAACAGCGGCAATGTGCGGGATGCGACAGCTGCATGGGGCGGGTTCGAACGGCCGCGGGACTTTTCGTGGGCAAACCCGGAAGCCATGCACAACTGGACCGGACGCCTGCAGGCCGCCGAAGAAGCTCTGAACACCTTTGGCGGCAACCTGTCGAATTCAGCCGGCAACCTGACACGATTGGACGGCGGGATTGGTCAGGCCGTCAGTTCACTTGCGGACGGATCCGGATCTCTTGCCAACACCGCTACTGCCTTTGCAGGTCAGTCGCAGGATCTTGCCGGCAAGATGACCGAAGGGCTGCAGAACGTTTTGGGCGGCCTTGGTGAAGGAGCCGAAGGTGGCCGCGGCGGCGGTCTTGGCGGGCTGCTGTCAGGGCTTCTGGGCGGTATCGGCAAACTGTTCGGGTTTCAGGGTGGCGGGCCAACCGGCCAAGGTTCTGACACAGACGTCAAGGGTCTGGTCCATGCCAATGAATATGTGTTCAGCGCGCCGGCCACGCGCCGGATCGGTGTGAAAACGCTGGATGCGATCCATCAAGGAAATCTGCGCGGCTACATGAGCGGTGGCCATGTCACCTCCCGCGCTTCCTTTGCATCCATGTCGGCAGCAAACCGGAGCGCTACGAACGATGATCGGCTGAAGGTTGAGGTCCACAACTATTCCGGCGCGCAAGTCGAGGCCAAGGAAGAAAGGGACGAACGCGGCGGACGGAAGCTCCGGTTCGTCGTGTCTGAGACCATCGCGGACGGCATCAACACCTCGGGCGGTGCCGCACAGCGGACACTGAGTGACAAATATGCTCTCAAACAGCGCAGGACACGACGATGACCCCCGTCTGGCCAACCGAGCTGCCCCGCCCGTTCCGTGATGGCTATCAGGGTCAAGCGCAGGATCCGCGCGTGCGCCGGCGCGCCGAGACCGGTCCGCGCGGGCACAGGCGCAGATTTTCTGCCATCGCTCAGATCCATTCCCTGACAATCGATGTCAGCCGCGATCAGAAAGCCGTGTTCGACAAGTTCCACGAGGAAGACACCAGCCTTGGCACCTTGCCCTTCGTCATGCCGGATCCGCTGACCGATGGCTGGCCGCTGCTTGCCCCGGACGGTCAGGCGCTGCTAGCCCCCGACGATGAACCCATTCTGATCGCCGCCCACTGGCTTTGCCAGTTCGGGGAAACCATGCCTGTGGAGACCATTCGCGGGGTTCGTTTCCGGATCACATTTCCGCTCGAGGTGCTGCCATGAGACGGGTTTCCTTCAACCAGCGTATCTCTTTCGAAGAGCATTCGACGGACGAAGTCGAAGTGATGCTCTTTCACATCGAGCACCCGGAGATTTCCGAACCGGTTCGTCTTTCCACTGATCCCGGTGAACGCCTGTCAGTCGATCCGCTTGCCTATGGAACACGATCGACCTTCAACGGCGCAAATCCTGTGACGCAACCTTATTTCTTCGTGCTCGTTTCAGCTGACTTGCCGAGCGATCAGGAAGACGCGCCGGCTGAAGCGGCAATCGTGCTGGAGAACGTCACCAAGGGCATTGCCGACGAACTGCAGTCAGTCACCACGCAGGCGACGGTGCACATGGCAATCGTTCTGGCCTCTTCGCCCAATCTGATCGAAGCCGAATTCAGAAACCTGAAGCTGGTCCGAGCGGAAGGCGATGCGTCCGAGATCACGCTCTCCTTCAGCCGCCAACCGATCGAAGAAGAAAGCTTCCCTGCCGCCCGCATGACCAAACAACGATTTCCGGGACTACACCGATGAGCTGGAGCAACGACTATATCGGGATACCCTTCAGCGAATTTGGCCGCACCCGGTCGGGCTGCGATTGCTACGGGCTTGCCGTCCTTGTCTATGCTGAGCAGCTCGGCATGAAGTTGACGTCCTATGCCGGTGATTACGTCAGCTGCGATGAACGCAATGAGCTGAACGGCCTCTTTTCAAGTGCGATCGATTTCGGTCCATGGACAAGGGTGGAAGGACCCGCCCTGCCCTTCGACATTGCCTTGTTCCGGATCGGTCCCATGGCAGCGCATTGCGGCCTTGTGATCAAGGAAGGCGTCATGCTGCACGTGCAGGGCGAAGATCAGGCGAAGGTCGAAAGCTACCAGACCGGATCGTGGAAACACCGATTGCTCGGCCACTACAGGCACGAAAATGTCGCTGGGAGACCTCATGACTGAGACCGTCCCCGTTCTCGCCGCCCCGATGTTCGATCCGGGTATTGGCCGGATCGATACGGAATTGCCGACCGGCCTTTCCATCGCCGAAATTGTTGCAATCACATTTCCCGCCTCACTGAACGGCGAATTGCCATTGCGCGTTGTCCTGGTGACCGAGCGCGGCACAGCCGTCATCGAGCGGTCCAAATGGCAGTTTGTGCGACCCCGGCCGGGCGTACGGGTGGTTATTCGTGTACTTCCGGGAAAGAACGCACTCCGTACGATCCTGCAGGTGGTCGTGGCGATCGCTGCCATTGCCATCGGCCAGCTTTGGGCGGTTCCGCTCGCAGGCGCTTTGGGGATCTCGGCCGGCCTTGCCCAAGGCGTATTGAGTTTTGGTGTCACAGCGCTCGGCAATCTTCTGATCAACGCGCTTGTTCCGCCTGCAAAGCCCGATGCGCCGGTGGCATCATCGGATAATCAGGTCAACCGGACCTATTCGATCACCGGTTGGAAGAACCGCCTTGCACCCGATGGTGCGGTTCCCGTTCTCTTCGGAAAGCACCGCTATGCACCTCCCTTTGCCGCGATCTCCTATACCGAGATCGTTGGCGACATTCAGTATGTCCGGGCGCTGTTTGTCTTCGGTTATGGTCCGGTCAAGCTGTCCAGCTTCAAGATCGGCACCACGGATATTTCAGAATATGATGAGGCTGAGCTTGAAATCAGGGAAGGCTATGCCTCTGACGAGCCGTTCACGCTCTATCCACGGCAGGTGATCGAAGACCTGGTTGGATCGGACCTGACCCGGCCGTTACCGCGCGACGACGCCGGCAACATCATTGCAGGAGCTGCGACCGAAGAGCCGGTCGTTCGTTATTCCGCTGCCAACGGCACCGGTGCCTCAGTCATTATTTCGTTTCCCGGTGGCCTCTACAATTACGACACCAACGGCAATCTTCAGGCTCTCACCGTATCGGTAAGGATCCGGTACCGCGCGCAGGACAGTGGCGATCCCTGGACTGATGTCACCACCCTGAATGTCTCGGCCGCCAAGCGCGAGTCCTTTTACCGGCAGCACAGCTGGGATTTTCCAACACGCGGCCGGTACGAGATCGAAGTCACCCGGATGACGAGTGAGCGGACCGACGAACGCATTTCAGATCGCTCTGTTCTGGTGGGAGTTCAGACCTTCCGGCCGGAATACCCGCTTAACTTCGAACATCCGCTTGCAGCCGTGGCGTTGCGGATCAAGGCCACCTATCAGCTCAACGGCGCTCTCGACAATCTCAGCGGTCTGGGCGAACGGGTCTGCCTCGATTGGGACAGTGTGTCGGGCACATGGATCGAACGGGAGACCGTCAACCCTGCGTCTCTTTACCGTTTCGCTCTTCAGTCACTTGCAAACGCCTACCCTGTTGCGGACAGCGGTATCAATCTCACACAGCTCGCGGAATGGCACGATTACTGTGCCGCGAAGGGATTGGAATTCAACTTCGTCCAGGACACGGATCTGTCGCTTCTCGAAACCTTGCGGCTGATCGCGGCAGCCGGACGAGCAACACCGCGCCATGACGGTGTTCAATGGGGCGTTGTGATCGACAAGCCGCAAGAGCTGGTGATCGACCATATCAGCCCGCGCAACTCCGACAATTTCAAATGGCAGCGGATCTACTTCGACCCACCCGACGCTTTCCGCGTTCCGTTCCTTGATGCCAGCAATGACTTTGAGCCGGCTGAGCGGATCGTGCCATGGCCGGGCTTTGTCGGCGATATCACCTTGACTGAGGAAATCGAGTTTCCCGGCAAGACCGATCCGGACGAAATCTGGAAGGAAGCGCGCCGGCGTCAATATGAGCTGTTGCACCGGCCCGGCAGATACACCGCGCTTCAGGACGGTCAGGCTCGCGTTGCAACGCGCGGCGATCTGATCATGGGCTCGTTCGACACGCTTGACCAGACACAGATCGCGGCGCGCGTCCTGAAGGTCCAGGACAGCCTCATAATGCTCGACGAAGTCGTGACAATGGAGGCTGGTGAAGCCTATGCCATCCGCTTCCGTTCCGGGCTCACGGAAGCCGATACGATCGGAGCGTCGACGGTGCGCAGTGTCGTCACTGTTGCCGGATCCACTGACACTGTCCAGTTGGAAGGCAGCGGCCGCATGCCGGTCGAAGGGCATCTTGTTCACTTCGGCAAGGCTGTTTCCGAAAGCAAGGCACTGATCGTCAAGGACATCGAATCGGGTGAAGACTTCACCAGTTTTGTCACCATGATCGACGCGGCTCCGGAGATCGACACGCTCACCGACGCGGAAAACCCGCCAGCGTGGTCGGGTGTTGTCGGCAGTGAGCTGAGCGATCCGCTTGCCGTTCCTTCTGCCCCTGTCTTCACAGCGGTGCGGACCGGTGTTGCCGGCACCGGCAATGTCGATGGTCTCGATGTGCTGATCGCACCCGGCCCTGGCAGCTCTGCCGTTATAGGGACCTTTGAAATCGACCACCGGGAAACCGGCAATGTCGTCTGGACAACGCTGTCGATTGCCGCAGGTGACGGCGGTGCTCCGATATCCGGATATCTCAGCGGCAACAGCGTTGATCTGCGTGCGCGGGCACTGACGCCGAACGGCACACCCGGCCCCTACAACACGATCGCCACCATCACGATTGGCGACCAGGACGCCGGTCTGCCCATGGCGCTCGGCTCTGGCAGCGGCGTAGCAGGCGCTGCCGCCCACGCGACAATCACCATCGTGACGCAGAACGACGACAACGTGGTCGAGGTCGCAATCTACCGGCTGACCACTGGCGGCGCGCTGGACAAGCCAAATCACCTGATCGGCACGCATGCCGTTTCCAAGTCTTCAACCCTTGTGGTGACGGACGGCGATGCGACCGGTCAGGACACCAGCCTGCTGCCGGCAGGCGACTATGACTACTACCTCGAACCGCAGAACCTGGACGATCAACCCGGCCCGATCGCCGGGCCGTTCACGGTGACCGTCACTTAGGAGAGACTGATGGGCATTAAGACGGACAATCTACCTTCGGCCTCAGTGGTTACCGAAGTGATGGCTCATGTGGAAACGGCCGGCGTCAAGTCGCTGGCCACCATTCCCGTTGAAAAGCTGGTAACGCAATTGGGTGCGTCCCTTGCAACAGACTACGCGACGCTCGCTGAATTGCAGGCCGATCTTGACTGGAACGCCGGCGCGCTGGCGAAGGTTTGGGGAGACGCGGTGCTTGCCAATCGCGGGGTCTATCAGAAATCGGGTGAAGTCGGTTCTGGCGCTTGGGCGCGGATTGGTCCTTTGCCGGAAACCGACCTGTCGCGATCCTTGCGCGTACCGACCGGGGAATCAATCAATCCGTTCCCTGATGCTGCCACGCGCGCCGGCACCGTGGTCATGTTCGATGGCGGCGGGCAACCCATTCCCGGTCCAGATGCCACCGACATCGCCGATGCGCAGGCGAACGCAGCATCGGCTGCTGCTGACAAGGTGGACGCAGAGACAGCGCGTGACGCAGCCGTTGCCGCTGCTGCGTCGCTGGATACATCCAATTTCGTTCGCAAGGATATCGACACCGATATCGATGCGGATACCAAGTGGCTGGACAATCGCACCGCGTCCTTCGGAACGGGAAACGATTTTAACGTCGCTCATGACGGCACCAGCACCACGCTTTGGAACATCACCGGCTCGCTCGTCGTGGAAAACCGGGCAGATGGAGGAAACTTCGGACTGTCATCGGCCAAGGCCAATGGCGACATTCGGCGCGGTATCGACCTGGTTGCCGGGCTGGCAACTATCCTTCGCTATGACGGTGCGCAGAAACTCGCGACCGATGCGCAAGGGGCGACCATCAGCGGCCGTCTGATCGCTGATGACGGCTATTACATCGGCAAGGAAGGCGGCGGGTCTTCTTTGGGTCGCTATTGGGACGATACGGCGGACGTTCACCGGTCATTCGGCTGGAACGATGCCAACCAGCGCTTTGAATTTGAGGACAGTACCGGGGCCATGCATCGCCTCGATGGCCTTGGGGTCGGTCAAAGTTTCTCTTCGCCGAACCTCACCAACGGTGTCTGGTATGAAAACACGACAGGGAAGCCAATCTTTGTGTCCGTGAGAGCGTCGGGAGGCGGTCTCACGTCTGACTTGCAAATCTCTAGCGATGGCTCGACAGCACACACTTCCCTTTCCAACACGGTCATCTCCGGCAGTAACTCATGGATTTCCGCAATTGTGGGGGCCGGTGAGTTCTATCGGACGTTCAACGTAAACTCATGGCGGGAGTATTCATGATGCTGACAGGCTTTTATCATCCGGCCAGATTTTCAGGTGTTCCCTGGTTCCCGAGATCGGAACCTACTGCTGAATATCTGGCCGGTTTGCCTGAAGGGACAGTAACAGGAGTTCCGGCAAAACCGGGCGAGGACTACGCGTATGACCCGGTTCTTAACGACTGGGTGTTCAGTCCGCAGGCCAAATACACGCTGGACAGCGCCAAGGCCATGATCGTCGCCTATGCGGAAGCCTTCGAAAACCATGTATCCGGCAATGTCTCGATCGGCGAGAAACTGTCCTGGACCGTGAAGGAAGCGGCAGCGGTTGCGCATCTTGCCGGCACAGCAACCGCCGACCAAACGGCCATGCTGCAGGCAGAAGCCAACCAGACCGGTGAAAGCCTCACGGATCTCTCAAACGCGATCCTGTCCAATGCCACTGCCTTCCGACAGATCGCCGGCTCTATCGCGGGCCTGCGCCGCGCAACCAAGGCCGCGCTGGAGGCAGAAAGCGATCCAGTGAACTACACGGCAATCCTTCAATCGGCGCAAGCCAGTGCGGATACCCTCGCCACCTCGCTTGGCCTAACGGCCATGAGCTGGGACGTCTGACTTATCGGTCAGCCGGAACGGACTAACAACTCACACGAAACGATGCCGGCGTTTCCGGCGTTCTGAGGAGCAAAGGAAAGACAGATGGAACGGATCAATACGACAGCTGAAACTTTCACCAGCCCTGAATGGGAACCAACAGCTGACGTGACCATTCAGTTTGAACCGGCCGATCGCAGCACGCTTCACATCGAGGCTCGCGCAGAACCGGGCGCACCGTGGAAGGTTGTTAGAACCATTCAGTTCTACGAAGAACCGATCGTCAAACTCACCCAACTGCCGTGGCTGCGCCTCAGGGTCGAAAACCCGCTTCAAGGTCCAGTGAAGGCTTGGAGCGACACGTGAGTAAACTTGATATCAGTCTTGTTCGCCGGCTGCCTGTGCTATTGGCGCGGCAAGGTCGCAGCCTGGAGCTGTTGACCAGCACGTCGCTAACTACTCCGCCGATCGGCACACCGCCGACTGACATTACCTTGTCGGCGTCATCCATTCTGGAATCAGCCGTGCCGGGAACCGTCATTGCCACGATCAGTGCCAATGGCGACTCGCCCTGGTCGTTCTCGAAGTTGAACGATCCGGACGGCAGGTTTCGGATCGAAGGCAGCAATCTGATCCTTGATCAGCCGATCGACTTTGAGACCGATACCGAGCATACGGTCAGGATTCGGGCGGCGAATGCCTCAGGCTCCCATGACAAGGACTTTACGATATCCGTCCTTGACGTTGCCGAGGCCGTTGCCCCGACAGTGGTTGATCTGTCTTCGACCAGCGTTTCTGAAAGCACCGGCGTTGGTGCGCAGATCGCGACGATCTCCAGCGACGGCACGGCACCTGTTGCCTATACGATCGAGAATGATCCGGACAGCAAGTTCACAATCAACGGCAACGTGCTTGAGCTGGCCGCAGCACTCGATCATGCGAGCGACAATGAACACCCGGTAACGATCCGCGCGACCAACGCAGCAGGCTTTCAACTTGGGTCCTTTACAATTACGGTCACTCCAGTTGTCTCTGGTGCATTTCAGGTCGGGTTTCTGGGCGGCGTCGACCATGGAACAGTCGGCAATCTGTATGTCGACAACGTCAACGGGAACAACGCCTTCGACGGGTTAACGCCTTCAACCGCGAAGGAAACGGTGACGGCTGCTGCCGCAATTGCCACGCCGGGCGACAAGGTCAAGATCCGGAATGTCAGTGGTATCCCGTATTACGAGACACTCACGCCACCAAGCGGAACGTCCGGCAATCGCATTATCTTCGAAGCCTATGGGGCAGAAGACCCGGTTATTTCCGGCGCGCAACCTCTGTCAGGCGGCGCGGTGTGCACAATCGCCGACGAACCGACAGTTGGCGCGAATTATGCGTCGATCTACAAGGTTACCGGCCTTGCGAAGACAAGCTTCCCGACTGACAATCCAAGGGCTGCGCACGTTCACGAGAACGGGACCCGCATGCTGCCTTGCATGGGGCGGGTGCCTAATTCGCAATATCCTCACACTGAGCGCGCGACCAAGGATCACCTTGACGCGGACAACACGCTAACAACAGGTGGCGATCCTGATCTGATTACCGGCTGGCAATTGCCGTCATTTACCGACAGGTTCACACAAGCTCAGATAGAGAACTGCGACGTTCTTTTCCATCGCGCACCGAACGGCGACACGCGCGCGCCGGTCCTGTCATTCGATACCGGCACGAAGACAATCAATCTTGATACAACCGGTCTGAGCGACAACGATCGGACTTACGAAAGCAACGAAAACAAGGATCGGTTCGGCCTTCCCAATCTCCTGCCAGCGATGCGCAAAGGCGAATGGGGCTTCGTCGACAACGGAACGACGGTCGATCTCTATTTCTGGCCTGCCGACACGGCAAACGTTGCCTCGAACATGGAGTACAGCGCGCGGGAAATCGCGCTTAACCTGGTTGGCAAGAGCTATCTTGAATTCCGTTCGCTCACGTTCCGGCAAACTGCGGCTTCTGGCGTTCAGTATGACGGGAACTACTGCATTGCGGCTGACAATTCCGTGGGCGGCAGTCCGTATCAGACCGACATTCTGCTTGAGAATTGCCTGGTCGATGACACCTATCGGGACGGCCGCAGCTATGCGCCGATCTGGGCGCGGCACGTCAACAACTTCCATGTCATCCAGTGCACGATCAGGGACGCAATCAATCAGTACGGGTTCTTTCTTCAGGGATCTCACTGGAACACCTACGATGGCGCGCCAACAGGCGGTTGGCTTGATCGCAGCATAATCGAGCGGTGCGACGCAACCGGTCCGCGTTTCTACGGTCAAGAAGACTGCATGATTACCCGCAATCGCTTCATTGATTGCGGACAGGCTGCACACGCCAACAAGGGCAACATGTACTCGGGCGGCCACAATGGCCTGTGGTGGGGCAATGTCTGGTGGGGTTGCCCTGGTTACTGGACTTATCAGCGCACGTCCGCGCAGTTCTTCGGCTTCAACTTTTGCCCGTCGAATACGTCTGATACGGACGGCCGGGCTATCGAAGATCAGAACTATGACGAAACGTCCGATCTTGCCCAATTGTCCCCGGCAACCGGGCAGAACATTCCCGGCGAAACTTACGTCTTTTGCAGCATTATGCCGCCGTTCAGGAACGCGGATACTTACACGAACAGCGTTCTTCTCGGCAGGGGAGACGAAGACGAAGTCTATCTAAGCATGATGGATTGCATCCTGAACGGTTCGTCTGTTCTTGCGTCACGTCGGGTTCCTGACGGACTGAAGACCAACACCTACACGAACGGAACACCCATCGACGCAAGCGATGTCGCAACAGCTTACGGGCTCGTCTATGAAGACGTGATCCTGGGGGATCTCGCGATCAAGAGCGACAGTCCGACCAGGACGGCAACGTCAACGTCCATTGCGACGCTTCCCAGCCGCGCGGGTCCGATCACTCTCGCTGCCAAGTTCCCGAACTATCCCGCGTTTGACAGGGACATCAACAACGACGTGCTGGACCTTGCAAATCCGCCAGTCGGTCCGGCTGTAAACCCGGACAACATGAGCGTGCACAATCTTAAACCGAGCTGGATTGTGCGGCCCGCTCCGGTTGGTGCGCCTGTGGTCGGCGGGTCAGTGACGTGTGATGCCGGTTACGTCATGGCGTTCGGTCACACTCAACTGACTTACCAGTGGTATCTGGTCGATGATCTTTACGATCACAAGGACGATTGGACGCCTATCGGCGGCGCTGATGCGGCGACATACACGCCGCTCTCCGGACAGATCGGCAAGTATCTGGCAAGGCGCACGACGATGGGCGGGCAATCGGCTGATACCCTGTTCAATACACCGGTTGTTTCTTCCTTCCCGATTGAAAATCCGGTTGCTCTGCTAAGCCCGGCCTTCACGAAGGACAGTTCAACAACGTCCGGCACATGGCTTGAAACTGCATCCTTCACGGTTTCCAACAAACCAGTGATGGTGATTGTCGACACAATCAACGGCGCAATCGCGGATGCGGGGATCTCACTGACGATCGGCACTCCAAGCCGAACGGTCGGCACGGGCACGGCCTTGACGGAAAACGTCGGCGCTCGGCGTACGCGCAACCAAGCAACTTATGCGCTCGTGTTGGCTCCTGGCTCCGGTTCGCAATCAATCCAGGTTAGCAGCGATGACACGATGACGAACGTTCGCGTTCAGGTCATCGAGATCGGCGGAATGGATACCGTCGTTGCTGGAGCGCAGATTGAGGCATCTAACCCAACAAGTTTGACGCCCACAATCACAACGGGTCAGACAAACTCAATGGTTCTCTACTTCGTGAACCGTTACGACGGAACGGAAGATCCAATTTCCTGGGATGGCGGCACGTCGCTATATGCCGAGAGCACGGGAATAGATGGTCCGTCTTCGACGCTGTATGTCGCCGCAGCCTATGAACAGGCAGCATCAACCGGCGTATACAGCCAAACCGCATCTTGGGTTGCTGGACAAGGGGCGGGAACGTCCTTTGCAATCGAGATCAGGGCAGCGGCTTGATGGGAGGGTATGAATTCGAAAAATAGCTGACGGACGGTCCGGACCAGAAGGTCCGGACGGCGGGCCTGATCGCCAAACCATGAACCCGCCCGGTGAGAAGAACAACCACCGCGCCCGCTGCGTCGCGCGACGCAAGGGTGCTTATGGATGAGTCGCCATAAGGTTGTCACCCCACATGAAAGAAATACGATGCGGCACCTGCCGCAAGCTCTTGATGAAATCCGCCGAACGAGCGATCGTTGGCATTATCGAGATCAAGTGCCCACGTTGCGGCACGATCAATTCCCTGAGGCCCTTAGAGCCCTTCTCCGAACGCCCAGAGCGCCATACCCCGGAGAAGACATGTCCTGGCAACTCTTCCAGCAAGACGCCCTGACCTGGTTAGCAAACCAGTCTGCAGACCAGTACGACGCATTGGTGACCGACCCGCCCTATAGCTCAGGCGGCCTGCACGCCGGCACACGAACGGCGGACAGTGCCAACAGCAAATATCTAAACAATCCCGGCAAATATCCCGAGTTCTCCGGCGAGAACCGCGACCAGCACTCCTATATGCTCTGGTCGGCGCTCTGGCTGACGGAAGCCTATCGGGCCTTGAAGCCCGGCTCGCCGTTCTTGGTCTTTACCGACTGGCGGCAGCTCGCGGTGATGATCGATGCGGTTCAGGCAGCTGGCTTCACCTATCGAGGTTGCGTGCCATGGGACAAGACGGAAGCCTGCCGTCCCGCAAAGGGCCGTTTCCGCCAGCAGGCAGAGTTTATCCTTTGGGGCTCCAAGGGGGCGTGGCACGATAAGGACGGTCCAACATATCCCGGCATCATCCGGTGCGGTGTGATGGCTGGCGGTCCCAAACTTCACACCACAGGCAAGCCGGTACCGCTGATGGACGCCCTTGTGCAGGTCTGCCCGGCCGGGACGGTCCTAGACCCGTTTACTGGCTCTGGGACCACTGGCGTTGCTGCCCTCAGAGCTGGTCGCAGGTTCGTAGGATGCGAGCGCGAGGAAGCCTATTACGAGATCGCCAGCGAGAGGCTTTCAAAGGCCGCTTAAAGTGGGTTTTAAGCGAAGATACTGGACAGGTCATCGGGGAGCTCGCCGAACTTGGCGAGCTCAACCGCGTCGGCGAATTCACCGGTCTCAAGATCACCCTGCCGACTGAATGCCACGGCTCCCATGTGAGTGTGTGCCAGTCGTTGGGCAGCTGCGATCGCATCGTTTGCAGACAGGACCTGTATTCCATCGACGGCGACAAAAAAGCCGCTGTCGTTTTGTTCAACGCCCATTGCAGTAAAATACGTTGTAGCCGTCATTCGTCGTCTTCCTCCGGTGCCTTCATATAGTGAGGATATTGAACGTCGCGGTCTTGCTCTTCCTGTTTAATCCATGCGTCGAATTGAATGATCTGTGTATCAAGATGATCAGCAAGTTCGTGGAACAATTTCGAGAATGCAGCCGCGTCATCGCGCGTGTGTTTCATCATCTTGAAGGCATCGACGTGACCAGGGATGAATAGCTTGTTCGGAGCCGGTGTTGCATCGCCGCCTCTTTCTAGCTTGGTCAACCACGTGATCGTTTCATCGAAGTCGTGACTGCTCTCTACGCTGTGCTTCAGCTCTGGCACGCTGACACGAAGGCCAGCTTCAACGCCTTCATTGTTTGGGAATGGCTGCAAAAACAATAGGTGGTTTTCTTCCTTGTTATCAGGATTGAACCTTAGTATCCGCAGGCTACCTTCGATGGAACGAACCTCGTCACTCGTTTTGTTTTCTTTGATATAAATGTCAGCCAT